ATGCATGTGGTTATATATCTTATCTATTATGGGGTGGGCCTAGTGCTTTACCTTGGGCAGAAAAGAAATTAAGACAAGCAGGTTTATTAGAAGAATCTAATAGAGAAGTAATTATGTCTGAAATGAAATGGGGAACTAAAACCGCTGCTGATAGAGATAAATTATATAAAAAAATGGGATTCGCTGATCAAGCAGATATAGATGGTATACCAGTATTTGCAGATGAAAATCAAGCATTAGTAATGGCTAGAAATATTGGATGTGGTGGAAGTCATAAACATGAAATTGGTGGTGAAACAGTTTATATGCCTTGTAAAACACATGCTGAAGCAACTGATAAAATGCTTAAGAAAATTGAAGAAAGTGAACCAGTAAAAATGGAAAAACACTTTGAAGATTTTGATGATGAGCAAAAAGAACAATTACTTGTAAACTTAAAATCCGTGGGTAAAACGCATGAGTCATTATCTAATGACACGTGGTTAGAAATTACTGAAGATGAATTTAATAACAGTTTATACGCAGAATTTGCGGTAAGACGTAGTGATTCAAATCCAGATAAAGGTAGTTTACAAGATACTTCACAATTTAAAGTGTTATATAAATATAATGGTCCTAGAGATTCAAAAAATAGAACATTCTGTAGACAAGTATTAAATTTAGACTTATTATACAGATTAGAAGACATAAATAAAATGTCATTATTCGGTGCTAATGAAGAATTCAGCACATACGATATATTCACATATAAAGGTAGTTTTAATTGTAGGCATTCATGGCAACAAAAATTCTTTAAACGAGAAGATACAGATAATAAACGTGCTAAAAAGAATCCTATATTAGAAGAAATATTAGGAGGTCCTAGAGCTCAACAAGCAACTCAAGTTAGTCCTAAAGCAAGAACAACAGCAGAAATAGATGCTGGTGTACCTGAAGGGCAATTCCAATTTGCAGCTATAGGTGAAAAAATGGAATTAGCAGGTCCATTAATGGTACCAGATAAATTAATACCTAGATTTGATGAAGAAGGAGAAAAATATTATGTTTTCTTCGATGCAGCCGGTATTAAAAAACTATCATATAAATTGATGGAAAATAAATTAATTGATTCTGTTAATATAGAACACGATCCAGATAGAAAAGTAGCTGATTTAACATTAGTAGAATCGTGGTTAGTAGCAGATGAGAAAAACGATAAGTCAAATTCATATGGATATGATTTACCTAAAGGTTCATGGTTTGGAGTTTATAAAGTAAATAACGAAGAAGTGTGGGACAAATACATCAAAACAGGGGCTGTAAAAGGCTTTAGTGTTGAGGGTATTTTTAATGATAAAACAATTTTAGCAAATAAACAAGAATATGCCTTTACCAAATCCTAAACAAAACGAAGATAAAGATATCTTCCTATCGAGATGTGTTACAGATAATGTAATGCGTAAAGAATTCCCAGATGGCAAACAACGATTCGTCGTTTGCCTTAAACAATGGGAAGACAGATAATATATTTATACTCATACAGCACGGATTAGTCCATTAATCCATTGTATTTATTGTGTATATTTTATATATATTTTTTTTCTTTAGGAAGGGAATAGTCAATCGGAACCTCGATACTATTCCTTCCTTTTTTTACCATTATGAACACCGGTATGATTTAATTGATACTTAGGATATTCACCGAATGTATTAAAATGTTCTTGTATTAATTTCTTTTCAAGTATTAAACGTTTAGCTTTATCTTGTTCGTATTCCATAACTTCAAATGATAAACGTTTTCTATCTAACTCACCTGTAGCTAAAGCATATTGGATATTTGATTGCCACTGGCCTTTATCTAATTGTTCCTTTGATTTAATATGTTTAGTAAAATGATGTATTCTACGTTGTTCAGGTAAAGCAGATTCACCAATATAGATAATATCTAAGTCATAATAAATAGCATAAATACCAGCAGGTTCTTCACGATGGTAATTGTACAAGTATTCAATCTTCTTAGCTCTAAAATGAGGTAACTTATATTTTACTATATGTTCAGCTTGTGATTGTTTAGATTTACATGGTGTACATTTGTATGTACCATTTTTATACAGCGATAAATAACAGTTAATACCGGGATTTAATATGGTTTCGATTCCATTGTCAGCACAGGCTATACATACTTTAGGCCATGCGCCTTTTTCATTGTGTTTTACACTCATAATATATTGTTTTTATTATACGTATGTAATATACAACCCCTCTCAACAGAAGCCAACAGATTCTTAAAAAGAAGCAACAATATATAGATATTTATGTGTATAAAATGAGGCAAGTAGCCTCATCAATAATTATTCAATATATTTACTATGACTAAAAATGAATTAAAAGAGTTAGTAAAACAACACTTTAGTTTAGTCGATGCAAACGTTGAAAAATTCGATAAAGCGGAACTAGAAGATGGATCCAAGGTATCAAACGAAGAGGCTGGCAAATTTGCCGTTGGACAAACTCTATTTATAGAGGACAAAGACGGAAATATGGTTAAAGCACCTGAGGGAGAGCATGTATCATCATCTGGTATTCAATTTATTCTAGACAAAGACTCTAAAATCACAGGTCTTAAATACCCAGACGCAAAAGGAAAAGGAACAGCTGATTTAGCTGAAGAAGATCTTGACCCTCAAGCTAAGGAGTTAATTAAGAAAGGTGACGAAGCAAAAGAAGGCGCATTTAAATCTAAAGAAGATGAAATGGATGCTAGAACTGATGCTGAAGAAGAAGGATATCTAGATGGAATTAAAGACGAAAAAGCTGACATTAAAGAAAGCGGATTCTCACTTGAGGATGTTGTTGAAGTAATTGGAGAAGTAGTTGAGGCGAAAGTAGAAGAACTAAAAGAAAAAATGGCAAAAATCGATTCTAAAATGGAAGCGATTGAAGAAAAAATGTCATCATTTAGTTCAGAACCAGCAGCTGAAAAGACTATTCCAACAATCAAATTTGCCAAAGAGGCAAACACAAAAGAAGACAAACGCTACAACTTAATGTTGAAGAGAATGTCAAACAAAAAACCACAAAATTAAAACTAAACTATTATGGGATTAAATGTAGCCGCATTAGGCGATTTTAACAACGAAGTAGCAGGTAAAGTTTTACTTCAAACGATCTACAAAGGGAATACTGCTGAGTACGTATCGATTCAAGAAGGGATTAAATACCAAGAACCATTAAACAAAGTAGCTGTACACCCTTATTTTCAAGGTGGTGACGCAGTAACTTCTCCTAGTGGATCTGCGATATTTACTCAAAGAAACATTACTGTTACTAAAAGGACAGCTTACGATAGCTGGAACTTACAAACACTAACTCAAAAATATTTGGGAATTAGTGCATTACCAGAAGGTTCTTATGAAGAAACTTTCTCACTATTAAATGACTTAACTACTGAATTAGTATCTAAAGCTCAACAAGACAATGACGCCTTTATTTGGAACGCAGTTTCAGGATCAGTATTCGCTGGTTCAACTGTAACACCAGAAGCTGATGGATTTCACGCATTAATTAGTGGTTCTACTGCTGGTGTAAACGTGGCAACTGGAACTTCTGCAACACCAATTACAGGTTCAACTGCATACGATCAATTAACAGGAATGTTATCTAGTATCAACGCAAATGTTGCTGATGCTCCAGATTTAACTTTCTTCTGTGGTATTCCAGTATTTCAAAGAATCATCAACGGTTTAACAACTCAGAATTTATTCCATTTCGATCCAACTTCAGTGAAGTCGAGAGGTGGATATTATGAAGTGCCGTTACCTGGTTACCCTAACGTGGTAATTATAGGTGGATGGGGATTACGTAACAAAGAAAGAGTAGTATTAGGACCTGCTTCAGATGCATTCGTAGGATGTGATTTGGTTTCAGATACTAGTAACTATCAACTTTGGTATGATATCAACACTGATACAATCAAATACAGATTGAGAAACAAATTAGGAACTCAAATTGGACATCCTCATTACTGGGTATCTAATGATGTAGATTAAGCTAAACCGATTATTAACTAACAAATAAAACTTAAAAATTATGGCATGTGACATCACAAGTGGATTTCAACTAGGTTGTAGAGACAACATGGGAGGACTCCGTCAAATTTATATATTAAGTGGTTCAGTTAGTTCAGTAACAGGCGCAAATAATGGTTTACTAACAGCCATCAGTGGTTCAGGTACGTTCTTTTTATTCGAACTTGCTAAAAACACAGGTGACTTTACAGAAACTATTAACAGTAGTATCGAAAATGGTACAGTTTATTACGAACAAGTAGTAAATGCACCATTCCAGAAACTACAATCGTCTACTCGTAATCAGGTTAAAGTTCTAGCACAGAACCCAGACCTTAAGATTATAGTTCAAACTAATAATGGAACCGAAGACGGCGGAATAGGACAATATTTCTATTTAGGCCAAGAAAATGGTATGACATTATCAGGAGGAACTGGACAAACGGGAACAGCTTTTGGAGATTTAAACGGATACACACTAACATTTACAGGGGATGAACCATTCCCAGCAAGTGAAGTAAGTGGGTCAGTTTTAGCTAGTATACTTTCGGGTATAGCAGTTTCCAACTAATATATTTTCTAAAAATTTGGGGGACATTAGTCCCCCTTTTTTTTAATATCTATTTTATACAATAAACATATTTATTCTTAGACGATGATTAGACTAAATTACAGCAGCAGTGGAACAGATACAAACGCACTTTGGGTAAATTACCAAGTGAGCGCTTCTGAAGCAATTTATTCACTAACTAGTAGTTACGACCAATCGCTTTGGGAATTATCTGGTAGTATTATATCTAACAAAACCCAAGGGGGAGATGGATGGTTATTAGTTCAATCTAATAAAAACCAAGCACCAACCGCTTCAGGGCAATATTTTGCAGATATATCTCCATACGTAAGTGAATTTACAAATGCAATTTGGAACATAACAGCCCTTAAATGGGAAGATAATAATGAACCAGTAGCAGTTATAGATTATATTTGGAATACTTTCCAGAAATATCTAAACAGAAAATTAGACGGAGGATATATTGATACAGAACGAGTATGGGTTTCAGGTTCGAATGACCCAGCGATAACAGATTATGTATCAAATAATGAGAATGGTACCTTTAACACATATCAAAACTAATGGAAAATAAGAAATTTAACTTTAGTGCTATTAAACGTAAGGAAGAATTCAGTCAAAATGGATTCGATCGTGAAAGTAATCCTTATAGAGATGGTTCAAAAGACAAACCAAAGTATATGAAATTTGGTGCTGATAATCAGTACCCAGAATATTTAATTTCATTATACAATCAGTCTTCTATACACGCTTCGTGTGTAAATTCAATTGTACAAGCTATCACAGGTGATGGTTTAGTTACAGATAACGAAGATATACTAACAGTTGCTAACAGAGATGGAGAATCGTGGAACGATATCTATAGAAAAGTAGCGTTAGATTATAAATTATTTGGCGGATATGCTTTAGAGATTATTTACTCTAGAGATAGAAGTCGCATAGCAGAAGTTTATCATGTGGATTTTTCGCATGTTCGAGCTATGGAGAAAGATGATAGGAATAAAATTCCAGGATATTACATATCCCAAGAATGGAGACCATCATTTGATTTTACAATTAATGACTTAGATCATAAATTACCTCACTTACCTCCATTTAACTTACAAAAGAAAGATGAGGAGCCTAAACAATTATTATATCATTCACCTTATAGACCTGGTCAAGGATATTATCCATTACCAGATTACGTAGGTGGTAGTAAAGTAATTGATTTAGATCAGGAGGTCGATAACTTTCATATATCAAATATAAAAAACGGTTTAGCACCATCGCTTGCAATTACAACATACACAAATGCCAATGATGAAGAAAGAATGGCTATTGAAAATATGTTGCGCCTTCAATATGAAGGTACTAGTAATGCTGGTAATATGTTATACATGGACGTTGCTGATCCAAGTTTAAAACCTGACATACAACCAATACCACAAAATGGCGCTGATGACTACTATACTACGTTGAATGACGTCGTGTCTCAGAAGATATTGACATCGCATCGAATAACAAGTCCAATGCTGTTAGGTATTAAGTCTAACACAGGATTAGGTAATAACGCTGAAGAAATAGAAACATCATATCGATTGTTTTTAAATACAGTAGTTTTACCATTCCAACAAAGTATATTAAGTGGATTTGAAGGATTGTTAGAATTTAATTACGGACCATTAACACTAGGTGTTGTACAGAAAAATCCATTATATGATTATGAAGATGCAGGTGAAGCAGAGGTAGTAGTATCTCAAGATGCAGATGTAAAAGATGAAGCAGAATTGGATGATCAAATAAATGACGACGCACCCTTAACAGAATAAGATATGACAACTACATTATTAATAAGTGAAGCTAAAGTAAGAGCATTTTCAGATTTAAATGAATCAGTTGATGATTCTTTAATGGTTAATGGGATTAGAGAAGCGCAAGATATTAGTATACAACCTATTATTGGAACTAAGCTATATAATGAATTAATTCTTAAAATTGATAACAATAGTGTATCAGGGTCATATCAAACATTAATTGACGATTACATTCAGCCGGCATTAGTTTATGCTTCATTGTACAATATTACAGAGGCTGTAATGGTAAGAACGAGAAATAACGGATTATTAACTCCTACAGGAGGAGAAAATAGCGTTAATGTAGACAAAAATATGTATGACCAAAAACGTCAAAGTATTTTTAATAAACAACAATTTTACGCGGATCAATTATCTAGATTCTTAACTGAAAATTTATCATTGTATCCTGAACTTGGACAAAATACATTACTATACCAGTTTGTGCCGGATTACGGATCACAATACAGATCACCTATTATAATGCAAAGGAATACTAGAGCAGTATACATGAACCTAGCAAGACAAGCAGGATTACCAATTGTAAATTCAGCTTATCCATCCTATCCACCACCAGGTCCAACTAAATACGATATATAATTATGCAAGATTTATCAGGATTATACATATCCCAATCATTTCAAAACTTAGTACAACGTTCCGCAAGCGGAGCATTTAATGTACTAGGAACAGCTACAGGAACGGAATTCATTCCAATCTCAGCATCATACGCAATTTCTGCTTCAAAAGCAGATTCCGTAGTTAGTGCTTCATATGCCTTAAGCGCATCTTATGCGTTAAGTTCGTCATATGCTGTAAGTGCTTCATTAGCTCAACGCTCTATATCATCATCATATTCCAGCGTTAATTTACAACAAGTTTTAACGACTGGTAATTCAGCTTCTGTTGCTATTAATTTAACAGCAAGTTTAAATACAACTGGAAGTTTAACAGAACATAAAAATGAATTCAAAGTAACAGCACAAGATAAAGATGCTGATTTTGACGTTGATAATTTTAAAATAAAAAATAATGGAACAGGAAAAACCATTATTACAGGTTCATTAATAGTTTCTAGTTCAGCAAAATTTGTTGGAGAGGTTAAAGTTACAGGTTCCATTATAGGAAGTGGTAATATAAGAGCTGGACAATCAGCTGCAATAGGTGCTTCGGATTCGATAGAATTAGGTGCTGCTGGAGTTCCAATTACTTATGGTAACATTATTATACATGGTAACACTACTACGAACGCAAGTAACTATCTTAATAGTTTCCAAATACAAGATTCAGGAGCAGGAGGAACAGTGCAACTTGCAAGTTCAGCATTCACAGGATTAGGTAACACAGTTCACTTATTAGGATGGGGTGCTAATTCAGTAGGTAGAGGAGATAGCATTAAATTATGGTCTTCAGGGTCATCAGGCATATTAAACGTATCTACGGATTTAAAAATAGCAGACGCAAATAAATTAACAATGTCTGGTTCAATTGAATTAGCTAGTAGCACGGGTAGTGTAGGTCAAGTAATTGGTGTAGACGCAAGTGGTAAAGCTAAATGGGAAGCAGCAGCAGACGCATTTCCATATACTGGGTCAGCTCAGATTACTGGTTCATTAGCCGTAACAGGTTCAACAAATATAAGTTTAAATCAATTAGGCACAGCACCAACATTAGTCATTCAAGATAATGCAAATAATAGTTTTAGTGTTGGACCAACATTAAAGTTTAGTGGTTCAAGCGTTGGTATTATAGAAAGTGATACTAATAAAAATTTAAAAATTGACGCTAAAAAAGATTTAACTATTGATATTGCTAGTCAATTTAATTTCACTAAAGCAAATAGCACAGGTGATGCTTACTCATTTATTAATAATGGGTCTTTATGGGCTAAATTTCAAAATGAAAATCTTAGGTCAACTGGTAGTATTACATTTGCTGATCCTACAATTGATGTAGGTATATCATTAAGAATGGATAATGATAAGATGGCATTACAAATGTATTCTGGTTCATCATTCGTTCCTATTATTCAAAGAGCATCAGGTTCACAACAAGTTAAATTGTACGATTCAAGTAGAAGCACTGGTTCATCCGCACAAGTATTAACATCTAATGTTAATGGTGGAATTGAATGGGCTGCTTCAGCAGGAGGAGCTGCTTTTCCATATACAGGATCAGCACAAATAACAGGATCATTATCAGTAACAGGTTCAACTACAATAGAAGGTGTAGTTAATATTCAATCTGGAGCTAATAGTGGAAGTGCAAATACTACAGGTCTTAAAGATATTTTTACAGCAGGATATAATAATATTAATAATACTATTAATGGAGTTGTTATTGGTTCTAATCATAATATTACAACTGGGGAAGCTGTTACTATAGTAGGTGGTGATACTGTGCAAACTGCTGCTGGTTATGTTACAGCCGTAGGTGCTTTTAATTCAACTATTGGAACAACTGCTGATGCCTCAGCATTGGTAGGTGGATATCAAAATTTATTAGATGGCACTAGAACTGCAATAATAGGTGGAAGAAATAATGCCATTGGTGCTAACGCATCTTTCTCAGCAATTGCTGGAGGGTATCAAAATACAATTGGTGCAGGTGTTACAGCATCCGCAATTATTGGTGGAAATAATATAGTAGCAACTAAAAACGAAACATCTTATGCTGGTGGTTTAGAAATAACTAAATTAGGAGCCAATATAACAGGTTCAATTATAGGAAGTGGAAATGGTAGATTTGGACAATCAGCTGGAGCAGGAGCTTCAGATTCAATAGAATTAGGTAGTGCAACAACACCTATTACTTACGGTAACGTAATCATACATCAAAATACTACTACGAACGCAAGTAACTATGTTAATAGTTACCAAATACAAGATGCAGCAGGTACAACAGTAGCAATACAAAGTTCTGCGTTTACAGGATTAGGTAATAATATACATTCTTTAAACATAGGTGCTAATACAGCTGGAAGAGGAGATAATATTAAATTATGGGCTTCAGGTTCAAGCGATGTATTACATATTGCTTCAACAGCTTCATTTGATGAAGTAGTAGTATTAATGCCTAACTTACCAACTTCATCTCCAGGGGTTACAGGACAATTATGGAATGATTCTGGAACATTAAAAATAAGTTAAAAAATACGAGGTAAGACATAGCTATGAACTTTGGTCTAAGAGGATGCTCCCACAGAGGCATCCTCACCTTTTTTTTCATTAATTGGCATGCTCATTGTGGAATGTAATCCACAATTGTCCCATTGTTCACAACTTTCCAAATTACTTTTCAAAATTATGTGGCAATCGGGTTTTCCTTTATTATGTTGGTGTCATTAAAAATGTATAATGATATGAAATTTAAATGTTGTAAATGTAATGTGGCTAAGGAAAAGCTGGAATTTAACAAGGTGGAATTTGAAGGTTTGAAAATTAAAAAGGTATGCTTTGAATGTTCAATTAAAATCATTAAAAAGGAAGAAAATGCTAAACGCTTAAAACTTCAGATGGAAATGATGGCATTGAATAAAAAAGCGTTATTTAAGGCGTCAAAATCGTTGAATGATAGCCTATCGATTAATAATCAGCCACTCATGCCGAACAAGTATAAAAGCGTTTATATGCGCAAGGGAGACAGAACCAGAGCATACTTTAAAAGACACGGAAAATTTATACAATACCAAAATAAAAAATGTCAATTTACTGGAGAAACTAAAATCATAGTAAAACACATTTATGGTGGTGATAAATGGTATCCTATAGACAGAATGTATAAATATATCTTTGGTTCATAACATTGTTCATAACCTATTCACAACTCTCTTCGCGTTTCGATATTTCATCTAATATTTATAACGGGGAAAAGAAAAAGCAACGATAAGGCAACGAAACAGATGGATAACGAAGGCGGATAAGGCAACAACGTTACCGGTAGGAAAATAGAAAATTCCGTGGAGCGGCTGGATTGCTATCGTATATTGAGGGATACATAAACAGTGTTAATGGACATAGAACTATCTGAATTGGAAATGGAAACGATTGTGAATAGGGAACTTGCCTCTATTCAAGATCAATTATTTGTAAATGCTCGAAAGGTTTGTAGTTACAATTATGAAAAATGGGGGCCCGACTTGGTCTCTCATACGGTTTTATATTTTCTAAATATGCCAATCCAGAAAAAGTATGTCATTGTTACTTCTCCGTCTACCAAAGTCCCTGCATTAGAACGATACCTCACCAGCGCTATGTCTTTAGCTATTCGTTCGTCAACTTCTCCGTTTTATAGTAAACATAGGAAACACATTGAGTCTCATCGAGTGTTGTTTAATGACTATGATTATTCTTCAAGGATAGGTTATGCAGAGGCTGTAGATGATGAAGGTGATATTTGGAGTAACATGAGATCTCAATTACCTTTACTAATTGAAGGGTTACATTTCTATAGCAAATACCTTATACAGAAACATTA